GGAGCCTTGAACTGTACAAGCAGACGGTGGCGAGGCTGTGGCGGCAGGGGCAGGAATCGGAAACAGTGGTGGTGCAGCACATCATCACGAAAGGTACCATAGACGAGCGGATCATGAAGGCATTATCCGAGAAGGACACCACGCAGGCCGCACTGATTGATGCAGTGAAGGCAGACCTTAAGGTATAAGCGGGAATGCCGCCAGTCAAAATTGCAAATCTGAGCCAATCAATGAAAATCAATGACAATCTTTGAAAATCCGGGGGAAGCAAATATATTTTGATTGGAGGCATGGCTTATGAGCATTATCTGGAAGTATCTTGACAAGCGGTCAGCGGCCGTGGATGCGCTGAAGGATTACAGCAGCATGAAATTCATCATCGAACACACGGATGATGAGATAAAGGCGGCATATGAAAAAATGGGCGGGATCAGCAGCCCGCAGTTTGACGGGATGCCACACGCACACAACCCCCATGCCGCAGAGGACAGGATGGCGGAGGGAATGGATGAGATCAGCGTCCTGCGGGAGCGGTACCGGCAGGCAATGGAATACATGGCGTGGTTCGTCCCGGCATGGGAGGAGCTTTCGGAGGATGAGCGCTATGTGCTGGATGCGTTCTACAGTGAGGACAATGAATACGGCAGCAGCGCGGCGGATGACGTTGCGGACTACTTTGGAATTGAGAGGGCATCCGCATACAGGAGGAAGAACCGGGCGCTGGCAAAACTGACCACTCTGCTGTTCGGCAAACCATGATGTCCACTTTGTGAGATGATTTATCCGTTTAGGCGTGGTATGCTGATAGCATGAAAAAATGTCAAGAGGACATTCGCGGGAACATTGGAATCCTGCGGGGGCTTTCTTTATGCCGTGAGGAGGTGAAGGTTATGCCAAGGAAACCGAAGAGACCGTGTTCCTTCCCCGGCTGTCCCAGGCTGACAGAGGGACGGTTCTGTGAGGAGCATGAGAGGCAGGAGAACCGCCGCTACGAGAAGTACGGCCGTGACCCGGCTGTACGCCGTAGGTACGGGCGGGCATGGAAGAGAATCCGTGACCGCTACGCTTCCAGGCACCCGTTCTGTGAGGAGTGCTACAAGAAGGGTTTATTGCGTCCCGTTGAGGAGGTACACCACAGGCTGCCACTGGCAGAGGGCGGCACCCACGATGAAAGCAACCTTGTGTCGCTGTGCCAGTCCTGCCATGCGAGGATTCATGCGGAGCGCGGCGACCGTTGGAATAAGCATTAAATGTTTGTGTGCGGGTTCCTTGTGAAGATTTCTGTCAGCCCCCAGGGGGAGGGAAAATCTCCACAAGGGACCCGCCGGGGAACGGGCGTGGGGCGTCACGCACAAAAACCGGAAATCAAACGGGGGATTGCCCCATGCGGGGTTCCGCTGAAATAAAGGCTTTTCATGTGCTGCGGCGTTTGATTTCCGCAGCATTTTTTCAAAGAAAATCAAAGAAACGGGGTGGGAACGGTGGCAAAAGACGGCAGCGGGCGCGGCGGCGCAAGGCCGGGGGCCGGGCGGAAAAAGAAGGCGCTTACGGAGAAGATCAGCGAGGGGAAAGCGGCGGCGGTCATGATGGAGCCTGCGGAACTGGAGGGCGTGGACGTGCCGCCCGTGAAGGACTTCCTGAAATCCCCGCAGAAAAGCGGGCGGGAGCTGGTGGCGGAGGAAGTGTACCGGGAAACTTACACATGGCTCAAGGCAAGGAACTGCGATAAGCTGGTCACGGTCCAGATGGTGGAGCAGTACGCCATGAGCGTCTCCCGGTGGATTCAGTGCGAGGAGATCGTGTCCGCCACGGGCTTTTTGGCGAAGCACCCCACCACGGGCGCGGCCATCGCTTCCCCCTATGTTTCCATGAGCCAGACCTACATGAAGCAGACCAACTACTGTTGGATGCAGATCTACCAGATCGTGCGGGAGAACTGCTCGGTGGAATTCCAGGGGAACACGCCGCAGGATGACGTGATGGAGCGGCTGCTCCGTGCAAGGAAAGGAGTGTAGAGGAAAATGGGAAAGACAACAACCGAGATGCAGCTTGTGCCGCTCTCCAAATTAGTGCCGTATGTGAACAACGCAAGGACGCACTCGCCGGAGCAGCTTGTGAAGCTCCGCTCATCCCTGCGGGAGTTCGGCTTCATCAACCCGGTCATCATCGACCGGGATTTCAATGTCATCGCAGGTCATGGCAGGATTGCCGCGGCGAAGGAGGAAGGGATTGCAGAGATACCATGTGTGTTTGCAGACTTCTTGACGGAGGCGCAGAAGAAAGCGTACATCCTTGCGGATAACCGCATGGCCCTGGACGCGGGATGGGATGAGGAGCTGCTCCGCATCGAGATTGAAAGTTTGCAGGGTGCGGATTTTGATGTGTCCATTACGGGCTTCGGTGAGGATGAGATCGCGGACCTTTTTGCCGGGGACGGGGAGAAGGATGTGAAAGACGACGACTTTGATTTGTCTGCCGCTCTGGAGAAGGCAGCGTTCGTGGAGCGGGGCGACATCTGGACGGTGGGCAGGCACAGGCTGATGTGCGGCGACGCCACCAGTGCGGAGGATGTGGCGTCGCTCATGGACGGGAAGAAAGCAAACCTCATCGTGACGGATCCGCCCTATGGCGTCTCCTTCAAGAGTTCCGGCGGGCTGACCATCCAGAATGACAGCATGAAAGGGGATGAATTCTACACATTTCTGTACAATTCGTTTTCCTGCATGGTGGAGCATCTGGAAAGCGGCGGCGCGGCATATGTGTTCCATGCGGACACGGAGGGGCTGAATTTCAGGAAAGCGTTTGTGGACGCAGGGTTCCACCTTGCCGGGGTGTGCATCTGGGTGAAGAATTCCCTGGTGCTTGGACGCTCGGATTACCAGTGGCAGCATGAGCCGGTTCTGTACGGCTTTCTGAAGAACGGGAAGCACCCGTGGTATTCCGACCGGAAGCAGACCACCATCTGGAACTACGACAAGCCGAAGCGGAACAAGAACCACCCGACCTCCAAGCCGCTTGACCTGCTCGGCTACCCGATCTGCAATTCCTCCCAGGAGAAAGCCATTGTGCTGGACACTTTCGGCGGGAGCGGCTCCACCATGATGGCGTGTGAGCAGACCAACCGCATCTGCTGCATGATGGAGCTGGATGAGAAATATGCGTCCGTCATCCTGCGGAGGTATGTGGAGGACACCGGGGATTCGGAAAATGTGTATGTGGTGCGGAATGGGGAGAAAATCCCGTACTCTGCGCTGGTGAAGGAGGTGGCAACAGATGGAGGCGGTGCGGATGGAAAATAAAAATACAGAAATGAAACTGACCCTCGGAAGCCTGTTTGACGGTTACGGGGGTTTTCCGCTTGGCGGGCTGCTCGCGGGCATTACGCCTATATGGGCTTCAGAGATCGAGCCGTTCCCCATCCGGGTGACCACGAAGCGGCTGCCTTTTGTGAAGCACCTGGGCGACATCAACAGCATCCGCGGGGATGAAATAGAGCCGGTGGACATCATCACGTTCGGCTCTCCATGTACCGACATGAGCGTGGCGGGGAAGCGGGCGGGGCTGGACGGGAAGCAGTCCAGCCTGTTCTATGAGGCTGTAAGGATCATAAAGGAAATGAGGTGTGCGACAGATGGGAAATACCCAAGGTTCATTGTATGGGAGAACGTGCCGGGAGCCTTCTCCTCCAACAAAGGGGAGGACTTCCGCTGCGTCCTCGAAGAAATCTGCTCTGTCAAGGATGAGGGCGTTTCTGTTCCTGGACCTCCGAAGGGGAAATGGCCAAACGCGGGGGAGATCGTGGGTGACGGATACTCCGTGGCCTTCAGGCAGATCGATGCGCAACTGTGGGGAGTCCCCCAGCGAAGGAAACGCATCTACCTTGTCGGAGATTTTGCAGGCTGGGGTGCCGGAAAGGTATTATTTGAGTCCGAAGGCGTGTCTGGGTATTCTGCGGCGGGCTTCCGCGCGTGGCAAAGAGCTGCCAGAGATACTGCGGCTGGCCTTGGAGCGGCAGGCGGCATCTGCCTGAACGACCAGGGCGGGAGCTGCATGGATATTTCCTTCGGTGTGTCCGGGACGCTCCGCGCCCAAATGGACGGGCATCCGCCCTGCATCGTGGAACCGAGCGCCGCCGTCTATGAGAACCATAGCCAAGACACCAGATACACCGGGCCGCTGGACACGGCCCCCACGGTCAGCTCCACCTACGGCACCGGGGGCAACAACCAACCCTTCGTAGTGCAGGCCGACACGCCCAAGACACTGAAGATACGCTCCGGCTGTGAGGGTGGCGGCAAAGGCCCGATCATACAGGATGACAGATCGGCAACGCTCTCCTGCAATAACGACCAGACGGTGTTCGTGCCGGTGCAGGCATACGGCATCTGCTCCAAGGACAGCAATGCCATGAAGTCGGATAACCCGCACAGCGGATTTTACGAGGCGGCAACTGCCCGGACGCTGGATGGGAACGGAGGAAATCCATCCTGCAACCAGGGTGGGATTGCCGTTGTGGAGCCGGAGGGGATGTCCGCGTTCCACATCAACCAGAGGGACGAGGTCATCGACCTGCAGGGGAAGACCTGGGCGCTGATGGCGAACCGGAATATACATATGCAGACCTTCGTCCTGCAGGGCTCCATGATCGGGCGGGACGACAAAAACGGGCCGCAGGGCAGCGGCATCAATAAGGATGTTTCTTTCACGCTGGATGCAACGGACCGCCACGCCGTAGTGCAGCCGACCTACTGCACCAGCAAGAATTCCCATTTCACGCGGGCGGAGAAGGAGCTGGCGAACACGCTGGTGGCTACGGATTATAAGGACCCGCCCGTCATCAACGATGTGAAGGAGGAGCCGGACTACATCGTGAGGAGGCTGACACCCACGGAATGTGCGAGGCTGCAGGGCTTCCCGGACTGGTGGTGCGGCGGGCTTGGGACGGAGGAACCCACGGAGGCTGACCTGGCGTTCTGGCGGGAGGTCTTTGAGACCCACCGGAAGATCATGGGGACTTCCAAAAAGCCGAAGACCGACAGGCAGATAGTGAAATGGCTGAAAAACCCCCACTCGGATAGTGCCGAATACAAAATGTGGGGGAACGGCATCGCGCTGCCGAACGCATATTTCGTGCTTGCGGGCATTGTGTACTACGCCCAGTTCCCGGACTTTTTATTGTGACATTTTTCCTGCGGTTTCC